TAGGAGAGGGGCTAAAATCGCCGGGATACACATAGCCGGCATTCTTAACAAAGGCTAACAGCTTTCTAGACATGTCGGGATCAATTGGATCAACCATTGTAACATTGATGGGGTTCCAAGTAACCTTGCCGGGATAATTAAACTTATGAATTAAAAATTCATGTGCCGCCTCACCCACTGTAATGGTCGGCCGGTCAACCGTCTTAATCACATAAGCCGGGATACCCGAGATATTAAGAATAAACTTAAATTTTCTTTTAGGTTCTGTTAGCGGATTTGCCCAAATTGGAATCGATGTAGCCATTTATCTTTTATCTCCTAAACTTAAATAGTTTTCCTTTAAATTAATCATCAAACGATGCACCCGTATTTGTAATGATGAAATCAAGTGCAATGTATTCAATTGCTCTTGCTGGCTTAATGAATAGTTTAGCATACATGATGTTTCTATCAATTAAATCAGGCGTCGTTGTGGTTTCATCCAAAATCAACTTGTAATCAGTTAAGCCGTATCTGGTCTTAACATCAGTCAAGAACGGAATGGCCTTTGCCTTGAAGTTGGTCCAAGTGTCAGGAACGTTTGGCTCAAACAGAATGTTATTGGCAATCCTAGAAATGCCCCTCTTCAAGAAAACAAGCAATCTACGCACATTAATGCGATCGAGCGCGCTTCTGTCGGCCTGCAAGGTCTTCTGTCCAAAAATTACAATGCCTTCGTTCGGGAAGGTCGCAATCGGATTAACGTTGGTCTCATAAAGATCGTTGCGATCATTCTTGAACAACTTAAGAGCCGGTGACAGGACGCCAAGTCCACTAATTCCAGTAGATAGGCCGCCACGATTAAAGCCTGCTGGCGCAAACCAAGGCGCCTGTACTCTGTCTGTGTAGGCCATTGCGCCCAGAGCCACAACGGAGGGGGGCACCCACACATCGGTGCTGTTAACAGAGTCCCTAACCTTGACCCACGGGTAGTAGGTGCAGCCGTAGCTGCTGTTGTATTTACGACCCTTTACGGTCTGAACGGCCTGCACAACGCTGCCATAATCACCCGAGGTCTTGGTGGAATCGTAAAGATATTCGGCGGGTGGCTCATAGCTATCTGGGATGTCGATAACAGCTAGAGCATCTGCTCGTTCAGCCGTGTTGGCAATAAGACTATCCGTCAAGGTCTGCTTGGTCAATCCGGGGATTGTAACAACATTATAAGAAACAATTTCTGGATTCTTAATTGTTTGAATGGCCCTGTCATAAGTCATAAGCTCATAACTTGCTTCTTTGGAAGCCCCGATGGCACCAACTCGCAATGGATCAGACTCTGTAATGTCCCAGCCGTCAAAGCCACCAAAGAAAACGGTGGTTAACTTGCCAGAACCAACATTAAGAACTGTTTTATAGCCCTCGGAGACGCCATTATTAAAGTTGCTTGGAAGCGAGGCGGTTGAACTAAGGGAGTAGCCGCCGGCACGAGATGACGCGTCATAAGCCAAAACGCTGGCCGAGGCCATCAAGCTCGCAGTCGAGGATGCCTGTGACAGTGCGCCCTTAATAATAACATTGTCCAAGCTAATGGCATATTGATATTCAAGCACAGTGCCATCGGCAGTGTACTGGTTAACCGCCATGCCATTCGGCTTACATCGAACGAGGTCACGCACATCATTCTTGGCGGTGTTGGAGCCATCAGTCGTAGTTTGGGCGCCCCAATAGCCTAATCTTCTATCCTCTAGCCCACTAGTGTTGGCCCGAGTAGGCACTTCAGGGAAGTTGAACCTTAAGGTTGTAAACGCTGCTGACCCACTTAACATATTTGGAACGTCAATATCAGCACTAATTAAGTCTGATCCAGCCCTGATATAATAATGCTCACTACTTGGCACCTTAGTCGTTGTGCTATAAACAACATCAGTCCACTTTGTTGGGCCAGTCACACCATAAGGAATGTGGGATGCATCAAAGCCGTTAAGAAATTCAGTATTCACCTCTACACGAATATATTTAGAATTATTAGCAAACTCTCCCTGATAAATAATGCGGCTCATGGTTTCATCATAAGTGGTGTAACGAGTGCCCACCTTTTTTAACAAGTAGTTGTCTGACTTGGGATTCAAATCACAAGCTTCAAAGGTTTCCAAAACTTTAGGACTTCCGTCTTCATCAAATAACTGACGAATTTGAACTGTAAACGATCCATATTCATTTACATCCTCGTTAATAGAGGGGCGAATGTTGGTGAGAGACACCTTAATGTTATTCTGCGTCCACTCGCCGGCGTCAAGGCCCACAAAGCGGAAAAGCCTTTTGATGCGGTCAGCAGTAATCGCTGCCGAAACAGTGGTGAAAGAAGCGGTATCGCTTGACATATCTTGGCTTAAGAACCAGCCCGACTTAGAATAAGTTGTGCTTTCTAAAGCTCCCACCCCTTCAAAATCGTGTTGGAAAATGGCGGAATTCGCGCCGGCACTAGCACTGGCCAAACCGACCATAGCTCCGAGATAATCGCTGCCGTCGTATGCCGAAGAGCCGCTGCCCAATTGATCCAAGAAGGCGTTTTCATAAGTTTCACCTAGAACGTATTTTACTTCGCCGCTATCAGAATCCTTACGACCGAGTAAAGTGGGATCAGTATTAAACACTTTGCGAATGAAGTTTGCGTTCCCCTTATCAAAACTAAATGTAAAATCGCCACTTGGCAAGCCAGTTCCGGTAAACCTAACTGTAAATTCCGGAGAGCCGGCAGAAGAGCCGGCAGCGGCATCCACAAGAGTACTTGTTTTTACAACGGAGGCGCCACCGGAGACGCCGACACAATCCATTTGCCCCGTCTCTAAATACCAAATAGCGGCCACAGAGCCAGTGGAGTGCACTGTGCCGATGTCCGTGCCACCGGTGAAGGCGTTGTTCGCCACGAGAACCTGACTATCAGTTATGCCCGACCTAGTTACATCTCTATTGCCGGCTGTGCCTCCGACCGTATTCGTCAAAGTCATTATTAAGCCGGTGCCATCTTGAGCTACAGTAATCGTTCCGTTGTGGCCATTCGCAGATTCGATGCAGGCTTGGAGTGAATCAACCTGCGTTGTTGTGGTGTTGGAGGCGTGCCATTCAGGCGGATCAGCAGTTAAGTCTTGTGCGGCAGCGGCTATATACGCCTTTGAAAGGCCGGCGGTATCGACGATTGTAATGGTGTCCCCCGCATCTGGCCTAACCGGCGTGTACCAAGTTAACGTCGTGGACGCCACGTCGCCGAGCGCGCCAGAAGGGGCAACAATTAAGGCATAAGCGCCGCCATGTGCGGTGCCACCATAGTTGGTTCCATCACTAATGTCCCAGCCAGACTTGCCTGCGGCGGTTTTATTTGTGGATTGAACACCCAACAACCTAACATAGTTGAGAGATTCGCCGTTCTTTAACCACGACTGAGCGGCATAAGTGCCATACATGGGCGACGTGTAGTTGCCCTCTCTCCAAACATCTCCACCCGCGCCGCCTGCAACAGGCTCGCCAAACGTTTGCACGAACTCGGAAAAGCTTCTTACCTCAACGGGGACAAAGGCTGGGCCTCTTCGCGCTCTACCAATTACACAAGCGCCTATTACTGGTTCATCTGCTGGAATCTGTGAACGATCGATTTCCTCGATTCTAATCCCGGGTGAAACAAATCTAAAATTCTTTGCTGAAACTGCCATGGGTTAAAAACTCCTTACATATAGTCTATTGTAAATAGTTTTTCAAAAGTCAAAATGCTTATGACCTAAAAAAGCCATCGTCATTATTATCATTCTTCTCATCAAGCATCACTCTTTCTCGCGTAAACCTAATTGTTGCGGGGGATTCACGACTCACAACGTAAGGAGTGTTTTGATTAATGCCGTCTGCTGTGATGTAGCCCAACACTTTTATTTTAATTTCAGCGTCGAACTTTTTTTCCTCCGCGCTCAAATTAGAAGAGTTGCTCGCAATAGAGTAGTTGTCTTCAATAAAGGCTTCATACTTGTGATGTTCGTGACTTACCAAAAACTGATTAATACCGCCCGTGTATCTTTGAAATGGAGACAAGATTTGATTTAGCTGCTGAATGTAGGGCGTTCTAATCTTAATGTTGTAGTTCATATCTAAAAACACTGGATAGCCCGTGTAAAGCGTCTCATAAACAACCTTGTTGCTCTGATAAGGAAGTTTAAAAGTATCTTGGGCGTCATTAGTAAAAGCCTTGGCAACAGCATTTTGAAAGTTTTGTGTCTTATCCCTTACTATTCGGCGATAAAGGGGGAAGGCCCCTCTTTTATGATCGTTTTGTGGAAAGATGTTACCGGGAATAATTCTTTTATCTGAAGTGGTTTTGGCAACCGCTGTTCTTTCTATTACCATTGCTGGGTAAATAATAGATTCAGAGTTAATTTCTCTTAATTCCTTGTTGTTTTTAACCTGAAAGGCCCTTTCTGCTGTAATCCAGATTATCGGAACCTTTCTACGGCCCTCATTAGAATCAGTATAAAGATCCAATGTGTCATTCAGCCAATTAAACAAAGCAAAATCTACTGTTTCCATGGTTGATGGATTAAGAGCTACTGGTTTTGTTGTCTTAGGTGGCATTAAACTTCCCCTTTCTGGATCTTACACACTTGGCCTCTATTTCATATCGGAAATCAATCTGGCCAAACAGTTGTTTTGGCTCATTCAATTCGGTGATTTCATAAAAGATTTTGCCATAAAGAATAAAATCTCCCTCTCTTACAAAAAGATTCTGGTCTTCACCAAGGCGCCTTTTGCTAAACTTAACACTTAGGGTTGCGATCTTATCCACGCCGAAATCAGATGTTTCAGTTTTAATTCCCTCAAACGCCACCAAAGCATACACTCTAATTGGTGGCAAGAAGGTCTTTTCAATCGCCTCGCCATAAAGCGGATGATAGTTGGAGTGTTCTAAATTGAGAGGATAATAAGCAATTGGCTGTGCAATAACACGCTCAGTCACCTCATCTTGAACCTGTTTAACAAAGTCTCTCTCTTTTTTATTAAAGAAGAGGGGGCCGGGTGGTGCAGCGGGTTGTGACCATTTATCTTTTGGATCAGGCATTTATTTATCCTTGAAAGATTGGCATTGGTACATTTGCCAAAATCTCACTGTTGGTCTTAGCTAATGTAAGATCATCCTCTGACATCTTAACATAAGTTAATTCATCCAGAATCGTCTTTAATTCCGTTTTTAACGCCTCCTTTTCCGCCGCGGCTTGTCCCAGTAGGTCAGCCGCGTTAAGGGTCACAGAATCGCCGGGAATCGGCACTGTACCGCCGAACTTGCCTCTAACCTGCCCTAGCATCTCTTTGGCAATTGCAAGGGCGTAGCGGCGGATCCACTGCTTTCCTATGGAGTTAATGTTAGTATAGGCAATGTTATTGAACGGCAGGGTGTTCATGTTATTGACACCGGTCATTCCAGCTTTTCTAGTTGGGTCTTCATCATAGGCGCCCCCTTCAATGTAAAACCTAAACCAAAACTTCTTAGGCATTGAGCCGGCTCCCGGTACCGGAAATAGCCTCAACATATTATCGATCAATTCAAATGAATACTGACTTATTCTTGTATAGACCGAATCTTCGTAGGCCATGGCCTGCGCCTTGTTTTGCCATGTTGGAACCACTTCAAATGTTGAATCGTCCGAATATTGGCCATAATTGGATAAATTACCAATAACATTAAGGGCGCCATAATAAGCAAAAAATCGCCACATAGTAAGGGGGCTTTTATACCAAACATCGGTAATTATGGCCCTTTGATTATCGGTAATTATACTGGGATGGCTTGAAGAAATAAGCGCTTGCAAATCATAATCCGCCTGATCCACAACGGGCGAAAAGCTGCCAGTGTGATAGCGAACATCGCCATTTACACCAGCATACTGAGAAATTCCCCTTCCCACTCGCATGGGGTAGGCTAATTTAAATTTCGGATACTTAAGCTCTGCTTTTAAATTTTGAGCATCTCCTGCCATGGGGTTGCCATTATGGTCAAAACTAGCGGTGGCAGAGCCTAAAAC